CGGAACTGCTGCTCCAGCAGTGGTTGCTGGCATAGTGTAAGGAGTTGCCGGTGGTGCAGCAACAGGTGCGCCTGTGCTTACGTAGTAGCGTGAAATCTTGTTCTTCTTGGCACCTTGGTAAACCTCAGAGCCAATCTGAGCACGGAACACGCGACCCTGAAGCGTTGCTTCAATCTGAGCGTTGCTTGGATTGTTGTTTAGGAAAAACTCACGAGGGATACCTAGGGCAGCCATCTTTGAGAAGAAGATGTTAAGAGCATTCTTGTTCTCAGGTGAGATTGTGATGTTGTCCCAGATGAAGCGATTTGCAAACGGACCACTAGTGATCTGTGCCTTCAACTTGAACATGGTTTTGCCTGTACTTGTGGTACCTGCAGGAGCGTCTACAACCTTTAGGTCGTAATCGCCATCCGGTAGTGGATCGTAGTTACCGCTGGTGGCCTCGCCAGCATCTTTTACTAAATCGGCCCAGTTGAGTGAACTCATCTGTATATTTCCTTAACTGTTAGGGGGGTTGGGTTGGTGAAGTCTAGGACTTCTTCTTTGTTTCGGTTTTTTGACCAAAGATGATATCAAGCATACGCTCGACACCTAGGTTTTCCTGTTCAACGATTGAACCAAGTCTACCTTGTACACGTTCTCCAGCTTCAATGTCATCTGTACGTTCAACATACATACGACGTGCCCTGTAAGGCAGTTGAGTTGGATCTGGGTTTTGCAGTGTTTCCATTGCAATGTATCCTAGAACGTCATAGAAGTACGGAGCCTGAACAGCCAGCTGACCCTGTAGATATGGGTGCATACGGTTGTCCTGACCACGACGAGCCATGGCGGTCAATACTACAGCCTCAAGAGGCTGAGTAGGGTGCATTGTTAGGTCACGGAGGTCACGAAGTAGTGCACCCATGTGACGAAGTAGTTCGCCCCACTGTTGCATCTTCATTTGCTCTGTACCTGCAATGTTGTCCATGCACTTAACCTGCAACTCAGAAATTGAGTCGATGATTAAGGACTTGAACTGGTGCTTTCCAGTTTGTAGCCACTGGAACGCTTTCATAACAACGTCGTAGTCACGTACCTGAACTACAACAGTGTCCCAAGTGCCGTCAGCCACTGGTGGCTCCTCACGCATTGGGTCCCAATACCTAACGTTGATTGGGAGGAATCTGTGTCCACCCTCAACATCAAGCATTAGACGAGGATATGGAGCTGTGACTGCAAAGGTGGACTTTCCAACTTTAGACTCGCCATAGACCATTAGGGTTAGAGAACGCTGTACTTCTGACATGTTTACTCTGTTCCTTTCTTCTCTTCATCTTTTCCGTAGTAACCATATGGGTCGGAGACCACATACATCTCACTGATTGCTGCTTCCGCGGCGGAACCGTCGTCGATAAGCGGGCAAATAGTGTAGAACTGACACTTCCATTTACAATCCTTGCTTGGGCTAGGATATGCAACGAAGTTTGGATCTGCACCAGCGTCAAGAGATTTCTTGACGTTCATGAGATCACTAATAGTACCATGAATGCGTTGCCAAAACGAACGCATTGTAAAAACATTGTGACGAACTTCGATTTGCTCGTAGAAAGGTGGCTTAGCAGCAGCAGTGCGCTTTACCTTTTTTAGCATGGTGAATAGACCACCCTCAGAACGTTCTCCAGGTTCGGTGTTCTGAGCAGACTCTAGGAGCATGTAGGTTAGGATTTGCTCGTTCATCTGAGCTTGGCTAGCAAAATCAGAGAATGAACCACCAACGGTCTTGAAGTCACGGAACATACGTACACCATCACTCTTGCGACGGACACGCATGTCGAGCTTACCCTGAAGAACAACTTCGCCATCAAACAATGGCATTTGGATAATCTCTTCGTTAGAAATCTTTTCTAGGTTAGAGTCAATACCTTCCTCATCCATCCACTGGAGGTAGCCCTCAAGCATGATGCGACCAAGTTCGGCTTCTGATTCTAAGTCAGATGTGTCTCTGTAGTCTGCAACTAGCAACTCCATGTCTTTTTTAACAAGAGCAGCGTGTGCGTCTAGAAGACCAATCTCACCGTCAGATGAGTAGTACTGGTCTAGGGCCTCGTGGATACGAGAACCAAGAGCAAGAGCACCTGTATAGTCCTTTTGCTTTGGCTGTAGGCGACGGTAGTAGTTTAGCCACCACTTACGTCGGCAATCTTTAAACACTTGGATTTCTGAGTTAGAAAGAGTGTATGGTTTTACAACTTCTGATGTCGTTATGTCATTCATAGTTAGAGCTTACCAGCCTTATCGTCTTTTAGCAACTCGAGTAGTTTAGCTTTATCTTTAACTATTTGCTCGAAGTTGTCTGCTTTAGTTTCTAGTACTTGTAGAACACGTTCCTCAATAGTACCCTCCGTTACGTAGTCCATGACTACAACGGAATCGTGTATTTCAGAACCGATTCTGTGGATGCGGTCTAGTGCCTGTTTGTGATCGACAAGAGACCATGGTCTTTGTAGCATAACAAGTCTGCGAGCCGCTGTCAAGGTAACACCAACTCCACCCGCTTGGACTGTAAATAGAATCCATTTGATTTTGCCAGACTGGAAGTCGTCGATAGCTTTCTGACGCTGATCCTCGTCTTGAGCACCAGTAATCAGTCCGTGTTCGATTCCTTCTTTAGTTAACCTAGCACTGAGTAGTTCAATCAGTTGTCGCGACACGGCTGCAACTGCAACTGAGTCCTCACCGAAGTCACCATTTTTAATATCATCCATTAGAGCATCTACTTTACACGATGGCTCTGACAAAATTGTTTTTTGCTCTCCTGTGGTTTCGTCTATAACGTTTTCTGCGTGTGAGCTAGCAAACTGTAAAAGTCGTATAGTCTGAGTCAAAACGCTAGGAGCCACTACAGCATCGCCTTCTTCCAACTCCGCAATCATGTTGTCGCGCATCTGCTCGTAAGCTTTCTTCTGCTTAGCTGGCATTTCAATATCGCGACGTTCAAACATCATTTCCGGTAGCCACGGTAGTACGCGAGCTTTTAGCATACGACGCATACGAGGGTTGATTGTTGCGTGGAACTCTGCTTCCATAGTTGGTTTAACACCAAGAACCATCATTCCACCGAACGCATTGAGCATTGTATCAACCATGCGGTCAATCCAACGAGTCTTGCTAGGCCACTCTTCCGGAGCAATCCAGTGCAGGATAGCCCACATATCAAGAACGTTGCTAGCAATAGGAGTACCTGTTAGAGCAAATCTAACTTGTGCATCCCCAGTAGCTGCCCATAGAGCACGGCTTTGCTTTGACTTAGGGTCTTTTGAGCGGTGCATCTCGTCAGCAATGACTGACTTGAAGTCAATAGCGTTTAGTTCTCGTAGGTGGACTTCGCATCTGTTTTCAGTCACTTTATCGTCATGCCCGCCACATGCTTTACAGCGTGCCAAAGCGACTGAGCCGTATGGTGCTAGACGTGAGTGAGAGCGTAAAGACTCCCAGTTAATAATCACAATGTCTGGGGTCTCTTCAAACTGCTTACGTCTTTGAGTTGCAGTGCCTTTGATGACTTCGATGTTTAAATCAGAGTCTGGCCACCACTTACCAAATTCACGTTTCCAGTTTTTCTTTAGGGTGTTAGGGCATACAATTAGGGCTGGAAATACTACTTCGCCTTTATCTTGTAATTCTTTTAGGGCACGGATAGCCTGAGCTGTTTTTCCTAGCCCGGGCTCGTCAGCAAGCAGAGCTCGCTTAGATGTTGCCAAAAACTTAACGCCAGCGCGTTGATGTGGGAATAGGTCTTGATCGCCCTCACCCTCTGGTAGTGCTTCCATATCACGCAAAAGGTTACTTGGGTCAATACGAGTTAGCTTTTCATTAGAAGCCCACTCGGTCAACTTAGTGCCTAGTTCTAAATCAGACTTAAATGTTGAGCGTAGTGCTAAACATGCTGACCAAGATGTAGGAAGTTTCCACAGTTGTAGCTTGCTGTCGTATGTTGCTCCAGGCAAGCTTTTGCATAGTTCCTTAAACCGCCAATCAGCGGTTATTAGTATGTGTTTGCCAGAATCATCTAGCTCTACATTGATGGGCATTAAGCCATCCTTTCGTCTCTACATATATACTAACACAAAAAAGGAAAAAATATTCCCTAAAATCGCATAGTATCTATATTTATTTTAATAATTTTTTTGGAATCCAACCACTTTTTGCTAATCTTAGCAGTCCATGCCTGATGCTGTCAAGTGCATGTCCTTCTCCACCACGATGCCAATAATCCAAGATTCTAATCTTTTCGTTGTTAAACATGGCCTTAGCGTCAGCTGGTGATTGAAAGTAGATGTCTTCCGGACTTCTTCCGTAGTCTAGCATGATTTGTTTTAAAATGCCAATCTGCTCAAGTGAGTACGGAGCTTGAGAGTTTTTTACAGTTTGAGCATTAATAGTAAATCTTTCGCAAACTACTTCTAGCCTAGTTCCGGTGCCTCTGGCGTATAGAAAAGCTCTACGGATAGGATCTGCGTACTCGTGTTGCTGGTATTCCCCAGACCAAAGCATTTCAGGCTCCCCCCCGTCCTCCCATTTAAATAAGCAAACTCCACTAGCTTTGCCCGGGTCTACTGAAAGTATTAAACGTGTCATTAGCGATATTTTTCTCCCCAGTTTTCTAGCGGGCCATCCGCGTCGGCAGTTAGGGGTACTGCCCATCCTTCGGTTGTAGTCATGCATTGACGAACTAACTGCTTGATTTCTTCTGCATCTTCTCTTGGAGCATTTAACACGATTTCGTCGTGTACTGGAACAATAAGTAGGTCAGTTAAATCTGCTTTATCTAGTTTAATCAAGTTGGCTTTAAAAATTTCTGCTGCACCACCTTGAATTAGGTAGTTCACTAGAGTATACACTCGGTCCTCGTCGCAAGGCAAGCGACGTCCAGTCCATGTATTTACATAGCCTTGACCCTCATTACGAAGTCTGCGCATTCCAATGTCTTCAACTTGTTTTTGGAACAAGGTCATTCCTGGAAATCTTAAGTCAAACGCATCTGATACTGAACGCATCTGTTGCTCCGGCACACCAGCAGTCAAAGCTTGCTTAGCAACACCTGCACCATATAGGCGTCCGTAGACCACACCCTTGATTAGGTTACGACGTTTGTCTGACTTAACCATTGTTGGGTCTTGGTAAATCTCACGACCAATCTCAGTAAACGGGTCAGAGCCAGTTGCGTCAGCAAGGTTGAATAGAGAGATTAGGTTTGGGTCTTTTGATAAAGATGCAAACATACGGAACTCAACTTGGTCGAGGTCGGAGGTCACAATGACGTGGTCATCATCTTTAGGCAAGAACGCACGACGGACAGTGTCATCGCCCTTTGGTAGAGTCTGTAGAGCCGGAGCCGTAATAGACATACGTCCAGTTCTAGCACCCAAAGTTTTTACAGACGGGTGTACAAAACCATTTACGTTATCTTCAATAAAGTTTTTAAAATAAGTGTTAGCAA